ATCATCCGCAGGTAGTTTTTAATGATACATATACCCGAATTTATAAACAAGAAAAATATGAACCAGGGAAGTTGGACCAACGCAGAAAAAAGATTTGTCCGCGATAACGCTGGAAAGCTGACTGTAGAGGAAATGGCCTGTCGCATAGGCCGTACTTCTAGCGCAGTCAAAATGTTTCTGATCAGAAACCGGATATCGGTAGGAACTCAGATTAAGCGGAACATCTTACAGGAAATTTTGAAAATCAAGTTCGTGCACCCGGAGTACTTTAAGCCTACCCGTGCCTTTTATAAGGCGGTAGGTATGTCGCAAATACACTTTTGGGATTTATATTATGGCCGTGTACAAATTACAGAGCCGGAATATGTAGCAATAACCACGCACCTAGAAATTACCCTACAGGAAGCATTCGAGGCGCGGCAATTAAACCTCTTTGAAGGAGAAATAACAGATGAGCAAAATAAGTCAGAATAGCATAGATAAAGTCAAAGCAGCAGTTGATATCGTAGATGTGATATCCTCATTTGTCAGACTGGAGAAAAAAGGACCGGGGTATGTCGGAGTATGTCCGTTTCATAACGATCGTCATCCGTCCATGCGCGTTACTCCATCCCGTCAGATATACAAATGTTTTGTATGCGGAGCAGGAGGGGATGTGTTTGATTTCTTGATAAGACATGAAAACATGTCATTCACAGAAGCTGTATTATGGTGCGCCCGGCGTGCGGGTATACAGGTAGAAGAAACCGAAGTGACCAAAGAGGAGTTGGAAGTACGGAAACATCGTGAAACATTATATATAACTATGGATGCCGCCACCAATTTTTTTCAGTCTCAGCTTCCTTCGGCCGGAGCCTATTTGAAAGAGCGCGGCTACTCTTTGGATAATGGAATTTTGAAAACGTTCCGTATCGGATACGCGCCACAGGGTAACAAGGCTTATTCCCATCTCACTTCATCCGGATATATGACACAAAATCTTGTTGAGGTTAATGTAGTGGCTAAAGGGGATTATGATTATTACGATGTATTCCGTGACCGTATAGTTTTTCCATTTCTAGACATGCAGGGTAGACCGGTGGCATATAGTGGCCGCATAGTAACTCCCAACAAGAAGGTAGGGAAATATGTCAATACTACTGACACACCGCTATTTCATAAAGGAAAACACCTTTTCGGACTGTATCAGGCTTATCGTTTCATCAGCCAGGTGGGCTATGTGTATCTGGTGGAAGGGCAGTTCGATGTCATGAGCCTGTACGCAGCAGGTGTGAAAAACGTTGTTGCCGGTTCGGGAACGGCTTTGACAGATGATCAGGTGAAATTGATTTCCCGTTATAGCAACAAAGTCGTACTGGTATACGATGATGATGAAGCGGGTATCAAGGCATCCATGAAAAATTGTGAGACAATGCTTCGTGCAGGGCTTAACATTAATTGTGTACGTCTTCCTCAGGGTAAAGATCCGGATGATCTGGCCAGGGAGAAAAAAGAGCAGACTTTGGCATGGCTGAATAATAATACGGCCAGCTTTGTAACTTATTTCTGTAACATATTTCTTCCGGAGAAAATAGAGGACCCGGTAGAGAAAGAAGAAAGATTGGCATCTGTCTGTCGGTTAGTGGCATGTGTGGAATCAGAAACTCTCCGTATGGATTATACCAGGAACCTGGCACGTCGGTTTTCACAAGAACCGGATGTAGTAGACCGTAAGATTCGTCAGATGCGTTCCAATATGCCGGAAGCTCCAACAGTTGAGACACTAAAACCGGGTGTATATGGTCTTGATGTACTCTCGGCTTTAGTGACGGAGCGTACCAGCATTCATGTATCAGCATCTTTTGATGAATTCTTGGAAAATTATGAGACGGTGCCTCAGATATATTTTCATGAAAGTCTGTCTATGGAAGATATTCAGAAGGTACGCCGTGATTGCCAGTTGCTGGATGTGTCCGCTGATGCTCTTGTAATTTCTGCTACAGGGGAGGAGAGTACCACTATGGCAGCTTTGGCCGACTGTTACAGAAACGGAGTCACCAACATTTCCGTACTTGTTCCGGGAAGCGATATCGCGTCTATCAACAAGAAAAAACAGTCAGACGATTATATTGAGGAGGAACAGCCGGATGAGGAATGGATATTCATCAATGCCTATGTTTTTAAGTATAACCAGTTCCTTAATCGCTATAAGCCGGTAGACCGTACACCTTACCTTCAGCGTTGTGCCGATCTGATAGCCTGTACTGAAGAATCCGTTCGTATTGTCAACTTCAGTAAGTTTACAACATGGATGGAGTTAACCAAGACCGATTTAAATACATTGCTGAAACCGTACTTGGCAAAGCGAAAATCAAGGGTTGCTATCAACGCACAGCGTGATGATCAGGAAGAAGGGTTCTATGATCCCGATATCATTCCTGATTATGTCGAATCGAATCCCGTATATCAAAAGATGCTGGATGATTACCAGTTCTATCCCCGTCTGAACCGTAACGGGGAACCTGTGGCTTATATCTTTACGAATAATAAGCAGGGAGGTACTTTGGTGGGAGATTTTTTTATGGAACCGCTAATTCATATTGTCAGTGACAAGGATGAGGACAATAAACGTATAGTGCGTATCAATCGCCGATATTATAAAAAACCTATTTATCTGGAAGCGCCTTCCAAATGCTTTCTTAAAAAATCAACCATTGAGGAAAGACTGATCATGCTGGAAGCTGTCAACTTCAGTAATGGAGAAGAAAA